CCATGGTGGTTGTCAGCAGCACAGTGGATTGCTTGAATGCTGATATTGTCTGTCCGGCCTTGAACTTGCAGCCAACCTTCTCAAGCTTCTTGACCCACTGGGACTTGTTGAATAGCGCTATGGCGTTGTCAGGGAAGTCAGGATCTTGTCTTTGCGCTCCTTGTTGCAGGTTGGTGGTGGGTTTGGATAAATAAGTGCGCAAAGCCAACTGTTTGCAATGTGCCCAGAGTCGTTTATCGAATGGTTGGGTTTCCTGCGGCACGTTCATAAATTTTGCATACGCCTCGAAGAGCAGGTCTCCAGCGCTAAGCGTTTCGCACAGAGCCTTCTTGTTGGTTGCGACGTCAGCTGTCCTGATTCTCTCCTTAATGGTGATCTTGAACAACGCTTCATCTTTGGCCTGCTGGTGAGGAAAGAGTTGAACGACCGGGTCCTGGGTTTGCATGAGATTGGTTTTCTCTTCACCGGACCATAGTTCCCTTGTGTCCTTGTCCTCCATTGTTTCTATCTTCTCCTCCAGTTGAATATTGTTATTTGCTACGGGCATGTGAGTTTTAGTGGGGCCATCGCGTACCTGTGGTTCAGGAGGCTGGTAGTCTCCGCCGGCTTGCTCGTCTTCTCTCACCCCTGATATCAAAGTCTTCAGGTAAGGGGTTGCGTCTAATTTGGCCAAAAACTCTTTGTTGTCAGAGTGCGTATTGACGAATGTAATGGTTTCCGACGCTCTGGAGAGTGCTGTGTACAAGACTTCATCTGAGCAGAGCGGCGTGTCCTTGTCCAGCACAATAGTAAGGTGAGGTAGTGTGAGGCCCTGGCAACCCGCATAGGTCATTGCTTGTCTGCCCAAGTCAGTGAGCAGCGATTGGCTGCGGAATGCAGGTACTAGTGTCATGGCATTCGTGGGTATGAGTGTCGCATGCTTGACCGCTCCGCCTACTTCTCTCTCCGCATGCACCCTGATAGGGTTGGCGAGCCGTCTGGGTTGTCTGTGAGTAGCGTTAACATAGTAGTCACAGTATCGCTTAAAATGTTCAGTGTTCGAGCTCAGAAGTGCGATCTGTGAGTCTCTCTTGTCATTGTGGTACACAGACTGTCGT